TAATCATCCTGAGCAGAACTGGAAGTTACAGTAACAATTCCTGCGGAGGATGGAAATGTGTAAGCACCACCAGCAGACCACACAGTATCATAAATTGCGGATGTAGTTAATACTGCACCAAACTTATGAACATTTGCTATCTGGGTGGTAATACCTGCAGCAATATTCAAGTCAAACTGAGTATCACCACCACAAGCACCAATGTTGCCATACTTGTCGGCACACATGAAAACTTCAAAGAGAGTTCTCTCCTGATTCAGGTAGTCCTGATTATTTTTATTCCACTGAGCCATTAGTCACTCCAACCCAATCTTTCGGGACGATACCTTTGTGAACTTTTAATTTTTAGGGAACTTGGTGTTGAAGGATATATGTTATGAATAATTGCTCCAGGATACTCATTTAAAAGATTTTCTGCCAATTCACTCTTACTCATCATTGACCCCTCAAGTTCCAAACGGTAAATTTTTCCTTCCCAAACAATATCAGCAAAGAAAGACTCTGTTGCTTGTTCTGGTTCTGAAGCACCCACGTTTAAGGTGCCATTAAAATCACCATTAATGGTGATGCTTTCTTGTAAAAACTGTTGAAAACTTTTCATTGATCAGCACTTCCAGCGACGACGGGCTTTGCAAATTGCTTTATCGGGGTCTTTTGAGCAATCGATATTATGCATGTCTTGCTGCCCCTTAGAGCGGGAGCAGAAGGACTTTCTACGCTTGGCATCCTTACTGCCTGGTTTTGGATCACCAGTTACAGCAGTCTTAAGTTTGGAACCTGGGTTCTCACGACGATATGCCTTAACTGCTGCAGGACTCATACCATCAGTCTTATCTTTTTTGTTGACTGCCTGCCAGTCCTCACTAAGTTCTTCTCTCCAATTAGAATATTTTTCTTTTACACAAGAACCCTTTTCTCCAGGAACAGATCCTCTTTTTCTTCTATATCCTTTCCAACATTTTAATTCATCAATTCGAATGCCTTTGATTGGTTCTGGTTTGATAATATCAATCGTTTCAAATTCTAATGCTTTAAAATCATCTCTCCAGTTTGAAAATCCTTCGGACTTTGTTCCCCAATTTGTAGCACCTTTCTTACGGCATTTGACCAGTGCTCCTGACGCATATGCGCTTGGCCAAACTTTATAACGTGACTTGACTTTATGGTAGCAAGCATCTTTTTTGCCACTACCTTTTCCAGGTTTATCTTTTACCTCCTGCAAATTCACTTCTTCAGTCCGTACATTTGTTGGTTTTGCTGCACCAGTTTTTTCTGGTTGATTTGGATCTTGACGATTTTTTCTCTCTCTTGCTCTCTCTTCTTCTTCAGCACTTAAATTTGCTGCCATCTTAGAACTTCCACACTTTGGAGTAGAAGTTTGACCTGGTTGACGGGCGCATGGTTTTCCGGCATATTTACCACCAAGTTGAACCCAACCCTTCTTACCACCTTTTGATTTTGACTTATTAAACCAATCGTGAAGTCCTTCATCACCAGACTTATTTGCCTCATCCATATAAGAAGAGGCAGCATCAGTATTGTGCTCAGTATCAGTAATTTTTGCCTGAACCCAAGCAGGAATATTTTTTTCCTTTTTACCAAGCACCTTTCTTAGTTTTCTGATATTTTCCTCAGATTTTTTTAACTGAGATTGTGCCATCGAAACTTCGTGGTCACCTTTTTCTTTTGCTTCATTCATTTTCTTTTTACGACCCTGACAATGAGCACGCTGAGAAAACCCCTTTGGGTTATCACAATTGATTGATTTCTTATACTTCTCAGACCAACCCATTTTAAGGTTATAAACTATTCTTTATTATTTAGAAAACCTTGTTTCAGTAGTTTTTGTAAATCTGATGTCGATCCAACAAATACTGCGTTATTTGTAACAGTATTGGGTCCTTTACTACCAACGTCTTCCTCTACGTCTTTTAGTTTTTTCTGCAGGTCAATCAACTTATCTGTTGTATCTGCAACACTTTTAATTAACTGACCAGCAACTTCATACGCCCTAGGACTACCACCTTCACCAGCAAGTTCCATAATCCCGTTTATTGCCTCTTGCCCCTTTTCAATCAAAGAGTATAAATTTGCTCTAGTATATTCATAATCTTTTTTGATATCATTTTTTTCTTCTGGTTTTTTTATCGCACCAGGTTTTTCAACCTCTACAATTGAACTTTCAACGTTGAGAGCTTCGTCTATTTTATCAAAATTATTTGACATGAGGTTCACCTATTAAAAATCTATTCTTCTAGTGGGACTATAACTTTTTGAATCTGTGTAAACAATGCTAGTTTCACTAAATCCAAAATCATCATCAACATCAATCAGAGCATCATCGCTAGATGTAAGCAGATCTATGGAACTGTTCTCCAAATGATTACTTGCTGATGTACCATCATATCCTCTCTTAACAACTAAAGTTAGTGCATCGGGAACTTCAACAACTTTCATTATTTCTCCACTAATGATAATCCTGTCATCTACAGAAATACTAGAAGTTGAATTGACTGGTATTCTTGTTCTTGTCTTGGTGATATCTTCGGATAGAGTTGCAGTATTATCGTCGTTATAATCCTTAAGTGCCTTTGGAGTTGCGGTATATCTGAGTTCACGTCTGGCAGTTTCTCTATCTACAGATGTATAATAATCGACCTGAACTTTGCGGATAAGACCATCCGTGCTGTCTGCAATTGGACCAAAGAGGAAAGTCTTTGCAGTAAATTGTAAAGTGTATATCAGAGCACGCCTAGTTGAAAAATCTCCTTCATAATCGTCTTGGAAAGAAATACTATCCAAGACAACACTAACATCTCTTTTTTCACCAATAGAATCAACTAAGTCTATTGTTAGATTAAATGATGGTTGAAAGTACGGTAATATTTGCTCAACAATTTGCAAAGCATCATCATTTAACTTTGTGAGAATGTTCAATTCAAATCCAATATTATAAGGGACGGGCATAAAAACTTTTTTTAAGTTCGTACCATCAGATGCTTTAAATGTTTGTGTTACTCCTGCCTTCCTTGTTGCGTCATATTGGATTGAATTCATCTCAAATGACATTCTTGGCAAAGTGATTTGAGTTGCTTTATTGAGATTTTCTTGCTGCTCAAGTCTTGCCAAAAACTTTTGCATCGGACCATATGCCAAAGGAACTCGCATTTCACTAAAAGCACCGCCATTTGCATCTTTATGGCGAACTTCAATATTATTGAAGAGAGTGCCGAAAGAAATTACAGTCTTTCTTAAGATTTCGTGATAAAAATAAGTTCCTAGCATTAGTAATTACCAAATGGATTTGATTCTGTGAAATCTAAGATGTTATCAGCTTCCTCTTCGATTTCGTCGTTTGTATCATACGTATCATATATATCACGCTCATCATAGGACTTAATGGCATAAGATGCATATCCTGGTGATGTTGATGCTGCAGATACACTATACGCAGTTCCGACAAGGATCTCTCCTGGAGTAAATCCAGATACCGTTGTTCCGATGCCAACTATTGAAACCTTAAGAATATTTGTATCTTTATCCCAAGATTTTACCCTTGCCTCAGTTTTTGAAGTTAAACCTCTTACAACTTCATTATAGTAATAAGTACCAACACCCACAGTTATTGGTGGTGCAGATATTGTTAAAGTTGGAACTTCCGTATATCCTATTCCTGGATTAGTTATTCTTACTGAAGAAACCTCAGTATCAGAATCTACAACAGTCTCAAATATTGCTCTAATTCTGGAAGTATCTTTGACAGAATCACTATTATCGATAGTGATAGTTGGTGCAACAGTATATCCAGAACCAGGATTTGTGATTGTGAGTGAATCAACAACACCACCACCAGATATTGTGGCATCTACTGTTGCAGTGATTCCAATTCCCGTAGTGGTGGTTCTAATCCTAATAATTCCAAGATTATTTCCACCATTTAATCTATAATAATCGTTGCTTTCATAACTATGTCCACCATAAGTTGTAGTAAATCCAGTAATACCACCACTTCCGTTAATTGAAGTGATCTCGATAACAGCTTGACTTCCACCAACTCCAACAACACCACTGTATGGACTTATTGTATATTGTCCCAGAGAATATCCACTTCCAGCACTGTAAAGTGTTGATTCTGATATTACACCAGATCTTGTGGGTGGATTTGAAACCGTAACAGGTGGTGCTAAAGTATAACCAATACCTGGATTTGTAATCGATAGAGAAGTGACAGTTCCTCCGGTTCCGATTGTTCCCGATGCAGTTGCTCTGTCTCCTGGATGTTCTACTGTAATTGATGGCGTTGTTCCTGCATATCCAACACCATTATCAGTAACTGTAACTGATACAATACCTCTATATGTCGTTTCTATCGAACAAGTTGCAGCTGCTCCAGTTCCGCCTCCACCAATAATATTAATTGTGGGCGCAACTGTATATCCAGATCCAGCATTGGTTAATACAATTCTTTCTACAGAATAAACACCAGCTCTATTGGTTGTTATAGCAACTGCAGATGCATTATATATTGATCCTTGAGGAGACGATGAAATTGCAACTGTTGGGGTTGAAGTATAAC